ATGGTTTTCCGTTCCTCGAATGGTGTTAATGTTCTGATTGGCAGTTCCTTTAGCCGTATTAGCTCGGTGGAAATAATGCGTCACCCCTAAAATATAGCTAACATCGGTTTGCTCGGTCAAGACCGTGGCTGATCCTGAACGTTCCTGCTTACTGGACGTGTAGAAAAAGGTATTGTATCCCCGAGGAGTCATCCCTACTAAGCTATACAACCAAACTGAATGTGAAACGTAAACATCTTCATTCCGATTTGACGTTCGAACGTAAGAACCGCTCTTGAAATAAATGGTGTACTTATCCCATTTTTTGACCAAAAACGTTATCTCTTCATTATTGGTGTTCGTATGAGTATTCAAATTTTCTTGAACGGTAACGCCTATCGCTTCTGCGTATCCCAACTCTCCACCCAAACTTCCATAGTTTCCAAATTGGAGATTGTCCGAAAGATCACAGTAATAACCTCGGTTAAAGTTCACTGGGTAATCAAAATTGGCTTCGTGAATTGACGAGATATCCAAAATCGCCGTCAAATTTGCAGGCATCGTATTGTAATCAAGACTCTGCGAAGATACTCCTGCGGTATTGAATTCAGCAAACAACAATCCAAGTTTTCCATTTGAGGTATTTCCCACTGACCCCGAAAATCGCATGAGTTTGGTGATTGGATCTTTGATATAGTGACTTGCGGTCACATCATAATAAAAAACCGATCCCGTATTTGATTCCGAAAAAACAGGATGATGCTGATACTTTGGACGTTCCAACACTGTCGGCTCAACCAAAATACCCGTTCGAACACTGGCCCGTGCTGGTATGACATTCTTAACCGAATCAAACACTTCCCGATTGAAATACATCTTGTAAAGCGTAATCAGTTCGTTGTAAAGAACTCGGCGATTTCCGAACGAGTTGTATTGTTCGTTGAGGTCTTTAAGGTCGCCATAGGATGCCGAGAACATGTTGGCAGGGTCGGCAATCAAATCCACCACATCATTGTTTCCATAGAACTTGACGATATCTCGGTTCTTCGCATCTTGTGGATCAAGGTACAGTCCAAGGAGATTGGAATCGGTTTGTACCCCAGAAACTAAATTTTGCGTGGAGCGTTCTTTATCATCCAACCGTGCGGCAAGGGTTTGGGTTTTGGATTTTACCTTTTCATTCCAAAACCGATTGGGTCCATAATTTGGAGTGGTGTAAACTTTTTCGAGGTTTCGAATAGCATACTCATATGGATATTCAGGAACAATTAAGGAATACGTGGCATTACAATAAATTTGTTGTTGAACCATGACGGGGTGCAATGGATAGTAGTTGTCAATGGCGTACCATGTGAAGGAATATGGCATCACTGGCTTGTCGTATAAAATATGGGGGCTTCCAGTCCATGGTTGAAGGAAACTTCCAGAAAATGATCCTATGGCATAGGTTGTTGTATTGTTTGCTGTCGAGAAATAAAGGCTGCTTGACGTACTACCTTTCATACTTCCCGAGAACGCTATTTGCCCATAAACATATTCTCCATAGGAGGATGCATAGATTGAATGCACCCATGGCGAACTACCCGACCAAATGGAAACCCCCGTGCTTCCCGTGAAATTTCCAATTAAACTCCCGCTTAGGGTACCATACCAAATCTGATCGGTTACCCCTGTGTAAGTTCCGATAGTTTGAACGGTGACTTCACTTCCTGATGCGTAGCCGTTAAAAATACCGATGAGGTAATGCGCTCTGGCACTTCCACTAAGAGAGCCGGTTAAAGTCCCATCCCAATTTCCACTTTGGGTACCATAAAAAGTGCCATATTGACTTGAAGTAATGTAGCCATAAGCAAGACCAAAGAAACTTCCTGTTCCATTTCCAACGAAACTTCCAGTGAATAAACTGCGAGAAATCACATCGGCTCCATATAAAGATCCCGTCCATTTTCCACCACCAAACGGTCCCGAAGCCGTCCAAGGAGTGCTTACAATATCTCCCGTGGCAATACCATTAAAACTACCACTCAACGTACCTGTAATAGAACCGATGAACTTACTGTATTGAGAGAACGTTCCCGTTCCACTTCCAGAAATACTTCCTGAAATACTTCCACTGAGCGAACCTGTAAACTTTTCGATGACATACAGACTTCCCGTCTTCCCCCCAGTCCAGCTTCCCGATGCCACAACACTTGTTGTGATATACTGTTCGTGGAACGTTGGATAATATTCGGATTTGTTGGGAAGGTTTCCGTAAGCATACCCAAAATAGTAAGCATCATCGAGCGTATAAACATAAGCCTCGGTGAGAAAATTCTTCGCTTCGTCGGCATCCATACGAGCGATAAGATGTTGCTCGCCATTCGATCCACTGTAAGCGAACGAACTGAAATCATTACAGTGAATTTCGAAATCGGCATCAGAAATGGAAACATCCCACACCATCATGTTTCCCATAGCGCCAAACACACGGGTTCCAGACAATTCCCCCCATTGAATGGAAGAGGTTACCGTGTTACCGAGACTTCCAGTAGTTTCCCAAACATCATTGGTTGATAAACCATCCCAAATCATGTTGTCTTCATATTGCCCCAACTTCGAATCCAAACTTCGGAATATTCGTCGTCCCCCTTCATTTCTCTGAACCGTGAGATCGTATGCACTCGGAACGAGTTCTTGATTTGTTACATATTGATAGGCGGGGTCGGGTTCATTTCTTCGAAGACGAACGCTGAAAATGTCGCCATCGAAAATCGGAAACAAACTACTCGTCAGTCGAAATGTCGGGTTATCTAACGTGATTTTACTTCCAGAATTAACAACCAGCGTCGAGCCACTCATGTATAAACTCGAAGTAATCGTGGGGAGACACGCATAAATTCTCCCAAGGGTTTCCGTTTCTCGTAGGAATCCGATGGTCCATTGTGGGTAATCAACTTTGCTATAATACCCTAAAGCTAATGCCGTCGCAGCCGAGGCAGGATATACATTGTGATATCTCCATCCCGGGTCCCATTGCACTCCATAAGTAGCATTGGATAAAACTAATGGATGGGGTTGTCGAAGTGGATATTGTTCGGGATTCGTCAACAGAATCTTGAACTCAACCGTTCTCGTTGTTGGTCGAGGGAAATAAGTTTGATAAATCGCCGCCCCCGAACCAGAAAATTGAAACAAACAGGAACGTTCTCTTTTGGTATACGTCACCAATGATCCCGTACTATAATCGTTGACTCCATATTCACGAATTTGAAGAAGATCGGACGGAATTCCATGACAAGAGAGCAGTAACTTAATAGCTTCTTCGGTTCCCTTGGTTTTGTAAATTTGAGGAAGGGTATTGAGAAGACGTGTTCGAACCGCCTTGGATCGGTCTTCACCCGACATCATGGAAGATGCGGTGGTATAGGTATCCATTACCGACAAATCTTCATCCGAAGTTCCCACTTTCCACCCAAACGAATCCAACATGTAATCAATCATCGTCTTGGAGAACGTCAACGTTGGATCGTTGTTGACCGTTTTCTCCGATGGGAGATTTGTGATGTAAAGATAGATGTTATCGAAATAGTGCCCGACCATGTTCAAGAAGGTCAAGTACGCATCGTTACCGTCGTCCAAAACAATATGGTCTGGCGTATTGTTGATTAAGCTATCCCGATTGGATTTATCGTAGAGGCTGGCGGTGGTATCCTGATCCACAACGTAAGAATTACTAACGAATGTGTTCGACACTGGGTTATAAGCGTAAGACCCAGATTTGAAAAGATAAGATTCATATCCATCGAAAGACGTGACAATTTCTTGCATCTGACCATCGAGGGATCCCCGTTCTAAAGCGTATTGCGGATACAGACTTCCTGCGGCCAACGATTGACTGGAGTTTTCTTCCAGAATTACCAATGACTGGCTAAGGGAGTACCAAGAAGAAATCTTGGTTTTGAAATTCGAGACCCGTTGACCCGCCGAAGAAAACACGACAAAGTTTGAAAAGTCAGTGTAATCCACTTGAAGTTCAGAAATTGTCTTGTTAATGTCAATTGTTTGTTGATCGGCAACCGTATCTCGCAAACTGGCGGCAGTAAATTGTTCGTTGACGTTATACAGACTAACATTCTCGGACTGTAACGTAAAGTTGGCGGGAGAAATCTTTATCGTCTGCCCTCCCATCGGGGTGCGAACAATAGCGTTGACCACAAACGGCGCAATACTGATATTGCTTATCCAACATGACGTTTGAATTTTAACGTCATCGGGTAGTTCAGTCTTGAGTTTCACTAACAGGGTCAAGGGATCCGTCTCAACCAATCGCTCGTCCAAATACGAATGGTCAATGATCGTGAACATCGTATTGTTGCCCAAATTCATGGCATTCTTGAAGTAGGCGAAATACTTGGCTTCAAATGCCGCTTTCGATGACAACGTTATTGGGTGATAAAACTCGGTGGTGAAGAACTCAACTAAAAATTGTTTCGCACTGACAAAATCGACATTTTGTTGTTTGCCATAGGGTTTAAATTGTTGCTCAACCCGTGTTTTGGCGTAGGCATCATACGCATCATCGATAGCAATGAAATCGGAAATCGCCTCATAGTTTGCCAGAAGAAGGTTCTGGTAATAGGTCTTAATTCCCTGTGTTCGTTTGACTCGATCAACGGGCTGGGTCAACGAGGCGGGGTTGGTGTAAACCACAACATCCTCATACAAGGTTTTCAAGAACGACACAAACGCACCGTCTGAATTCAAGAACAGTAATTGCTTCAAGAAAGCGATATCCTTGGCATATTTGTCTTTGACTCGGGTGTAAATCTGGTCATATGGACATTGTGCCGTCTGTTGAAGTAACAGAGGAGCAACATCTTTAATCTGAAACTTCTTGAGACAAAACGCTTGATAACGGAGATTATTCGAGCCCGCTGGAATCAGTTTAATTTCAGTACGAGACGGGGAAATATCTTTAACCACCAATGAGGCGGAAGGCGTGCCCGCCATTTCACGGATGAAATTGTACGTGAGCAGGTAGCTACCACTTGTGATTCCAAAATCTTTTGTAAGCTGTTCGAGCGGATTGACCAAAATTTTGGTGTTTCGATACAACGTGAAATCACTGATCAATTGCTTGTAGGTATACTCGGTTGGCCTGTCAAGAGCATCCAAGTACGTCATGGTAACCAGTTTATATTCCTTTTCGGAATTGATGGTTTGCCAACCGAGGGGATTCTGATCTAAATCAAACACCGACATTTCGATAACATCGGTTTCTCCAAACCCATACCATAAATCATTCGCATAACCAGTGACCAACATCTCGGTTTCTTTCTGATCCAGATAAGAACCCGTATTGATGTGATACTGGTTATTCGTTGTGTAAGGATATGGCAATGACATAAATTAGCTTATCCACTCGTGGTCGTTGACGGCGACATAAGGTTCGATTCCTTCTTAACAGGCGTGTACGGAAAATCTTCTGAGAAATCCGAATCGACTCGTCCTTGCCCAAGTGACTTTCTCAACTCCAAAATAACGGCTTTGGATGCCGCCACGTCCGCAAGGGATGGGGTCGATTCATTGATGGCAATCAAATCATCCAATTGCTTGGTCAATTCAACATTTGTTTGTTGAGAAGCTTCCAAATCGCCTTGAAGCTGTTCGACATCCAAGGCGGGCTCACTCGTTACTGGGGGCACAAATTCGGTAAACACTGGGTCATAAAACGATACGAGTTTCGTGTTATCATACACAAAATTCGGCAACGGAAAGGCCAAATACACCTGAGAAAAATTTCCCGAGGAGGAATCAAAAATGACATTTCCAACTGAATCATATTCATACGAATACGTTCCGTATCGTTGAAAGTTGGTTATATCTTGAGCAAATGTTACGTCGTAGGACATAGTTATCTCGTTATCTTGAACACATCGCCGTTATCAAAAGTGTATCTCGACCCACTATTCTCAATTCGGACCAAAATGCGATATGGTCGTTCTTGGGCCAAGCCCGTGGTATCCAACATGAAGAAGTTTCCATTGGGATATTCACAGCTTATCCGAGTATAATTATCGAAGTCTACGATCATTTCTTCACTCATATTGTCTTTAATGGCATAATATGATGAAGTTGGCAATAGTTCAGGAACAAGATACCCAACTTGTTGGGATGTTTTTGTAAACGTTTTCATCGGAAACTCTTTTCTGCCGAACACCTTGATTCGAGGAACATCGCCGCCTTTATATTCGGGTTTGAGGTTTTTGACAATCACCGTAAAGGACTGATTGGTATCCAGTGACGCAAATGCGCTAGAGGTCAATTCAACGCTACTCGTATAGGAATAGCTGGATGTTGCCACGCTACCACTGAGTTGGATATTCACCTGACTCCCAATAAACGGGCCATCCACAAACTGACCCGAGAAACTGGCGCTCTCCGATCCGACACTTCCGCTCACGGAGCCAGAAATCAGATAGGTTCCAAGGGCAGTGCCATAAATGTAAGTTCCATACACATATGCATACGCATAGGGGTCGATTCCCGATGGAATTGGAACATATACATGGGCTCCCATGATCGCCGAGGCTGACCAAGAACCTGTCAGGAAAATGTTTTCCAGTTTATTATCGACATAGAAACCAGAGAACTGCGTTCCACTAAACACACCACCCGTTATTGAACCACTTATAGTTTGAGCATCAAACGAAGCCCCGCAGGACCCCGTTACGGTGGATTGGGTAACGGACAGTAATCCTTTAAATGGCCCAACAATCGGCATCCCAGTGATATTTCCCGACTGTCCTGTTCCTATAAGAATTCCCGTAACATAGTAGCGAGTTTCATCCAAATATGTGGCATACGCTGTTGTTCCATCGACGGTTACAACAGCGTATG